ATCAGCTTGGCATAGTCATAAGATTGTTCCATTAACTCACCGCCTTTAAGTGATATATGGTGATACCAGCAAAGGCTTGATAATCTGTGGAGCCAGCGACACGGTACTCTTGTCCCGTCCGTACTTCTTTCACGATAGTTCCGACGGCGATACCTGACTGTTCGCTGTACCAATCCAGATCATAGACATCTGCTTCACCACCCTCGGTATAGCTGTACAGCATCTGTTGAGTGGGCGGTACAAGCGGTTCGTTCAGCTTTAAGGTATCCGTACCAGTATCGGCAACGTACTCACCAGCATCGTCATAGTGACCGCCATCCACACCAGTAGACGTCTGCACCTCAATGGGTACAGCAAACTCTTTGATCATGGATTTAAAGTTGAACATCGCTTATGTCTCCTTAGTTATGAAAGCTTTACGTCAGCACTGATTTTTTCACCGTCAGCCGTTGGCTCAGCTTTCACATTAGTTGGCTTGGGTGCTTGTGGTTTTGGGGCTTCAGGGACAGTGAATGCAGGAACAGCAACCGGATCGCTGTCAGTATATTGGTTAGTTGTGTCAGTAGCAACTACAACATAATCATCGGCATTGATAACCGTGCCGGCTGCTAATTTAGCGATTGCTGTACCAGTTGTTTCACCGGTAGCCACAGGCATTGTCAGGTCATCTTTTTGATAGATTTTCAATTGGAAATTTGGCTCTGCCATTTAAGTTTCACCTCCCTCAAATGATTTTGTAAGCAATGGAATCATGAAGTTTGCCAGTATCAACTAATGGGTCATTTTTGCCTTTGTTATGAACGGTTAAGGGTGCGTTTTTAGGCTTGGCAAATGCTGCAATCTCCAGTTTCATTTCTTTGACTGTCAATTCACCTAGCTTATTCAATAGCCCCTCCCCACTGATTCTGCCTTCTACTAAATCAACCATCATGTCAGCCATGTAGGTCTGTCTGGCCTGAGCAAAGTTGTCCAAGGTACGCTCGAGAAAGTGACGAGCAGGAATGGTGACTGAACGCTTACGTACATAACTCGTTACGTTGCCATTATCCTTAACTGGAATCATCAGATAGCCGTTACCTTTAGCATGAATGACGGTTCCATCGTTATTGACTTGGGCAATCATAATCAGAAAGTCATCTTCTAAAATGCCGACGGCAACGGCATGTTCGTTCAGATAATTAATCTCATGAGAACCAGTGGGAATGTTGTTGTATTCATCAATCATCTAGTCCACCGTCCAAACACGGCCACGGTCACGGCTCAACCCATAGCGGTTAAGCAATGATTGAAAATCATTCCAGTACGGGTCATTGAGCTTCGACCAGTCGGCACGGGTATGTGACAGTGAACCGATGGACTCACTGATATTACCGTTGTCGACTTGTGCTTGTACTAGCAACAAGTGGCAAGCATATAATCGCGTAGCCCTGTCGACTTCCACATCTGGCACACCGTAGGATTTAACCACCGCGGTGGCATCATCAACAAACATCTTGATAACTGTAGGATCGACGTCTTTAAACTTAGATAGTTGCTGGATCACCTCCACCAATCCGATACTGTCCGAATTGGCCACGTCTTTGGTATCAGCCATTTAAATCACCCCGCTAAAATGTGGCGCTGGCAACTTTAGACCAGTCACTGCCCAGGAATTGACCGGCATTCAGGTATTCAGCTTGGTCTTCAGTGGTTGCACCTTGACCGGTATCACCAAACGCTTGAACGTAGAAGTAAATCTTGTCGCCACTCTTATGAGTAGGAACCTTGTCTGCTGGCAGCGTATATGACGTGCCAGTTGTGTATTCCATGAACTTAGCGTCGCCAGTCGTTTGACCAGGGTTGCCATAATGAATCACATACGACTTAGCCCCGTCTACGGCACTCCAAGTAACCGTCACACTACCATCAGTATTAACGGTTGTCGTTGCGCCGGTCGGGGCGCTTATTTTGACGCTGAATCTGAACCAGTGGTTGAGCCAGTTGCTGGTGCAGCAGGAACAAACATTGGGTCAATCTTGGCTTTGTAAGCCACGACCTTAATGTTCCGTGGGTCAACCACAGAAGCCCATGTCGTGCCTAATTCGAGTTCAGATTGAACAACAGTTTGACCAGCTGGTGCAAAGTCCTTAGCAACTGATGTGCCAAGCACATGAGTAGTTGATACCCGACGGTTGATGATGTTAGTACGGCCACCATCTTTGCGGGCTTCACGTTCAATTTCAACGCCGTCAGCTGGGTTAACTACTGAGTAACCAACTGAACCGTTACCGAAGATGTAAGATGTGGCAACACCGTTTTCCAGTGGTAAGTCATCATCAACAACGATAGTCATACCGTTGTATGTCCCAAATGGAGTGATAGCACCAGCAGGTTGAACAGTATCAATCATCTGTTGCTTCTTCATTTCGGCATATACAGCAGAATGAACGGCAATCTTGTTAAAGGTTTGGTCTTGCAAGTCGCCTAAGCGTGAAATAGCAGCTAAGAAACCAGATGCACTGAATTCGTTGCTGGAATCGTCGTATAACTTGGCAGTTGCAATATCAGTGTTTGCAAAGACACCCTTTAAAACTGACAGCAAGGTGCGTTGGTCAACACGTGCCCACCAGTTAGCAAACCGGCTAGCGATAGCATTAGCTGGATCAGACACTGATACAAGTTGAGCAATGTCGGTGTAGCCGAAAGCCTTGGCTTGACGCATACGAAAGGCTTTCTGTACGCCAGTTGTCAAACCAGATACGCTGATATCACTGTCGTCAGTCCATGCCTCTGGGTCGCCTTCCAAGTCGTTAGTGAATGGTAAGGTGATCGTTTCACCAGGTAGTAACAGTTGTGCACCTAACGATGGATCTGGTGTTTCAATGCCGCTTTGGACAAAACGGTTTGTTTTGGTAGATAAATTAAGCACGTTGTTCCCAAACAAAGTGGGAATAATGGCATTTTCTAAATGAAATTGTGTATCAGCCAATTTAAATCACTCCTTTTAGTTTGTTTAGCTCATCAAAGATTGGGCTAGTGTTGGATTCTCCTGATAGACCTTCGCTTGCTCGGAGTAAGACATCTTGTTCCATTGCTCTTTGCTGATTTGGGTATCAGACTTACCGCCAGTTGCTGGGGTAGATGTACCCTTGGCACGATTGACGATTTCCGCTTGTACCGCTTCACCGAACGCTTTAACAATCGAATCAACGGCTTCAGTCCGCTCATCTGTCTTCATGCCAGCCAGTGGTTCAAGCAGAACGTTTTGCAGTGCTTCAGGCACCTTCTTTTCGTTCAGCAGTGATGAGGTTGATAGCTTGGCTTCTTTAGCGTTAAGAGCCTGCTCACGGGCTTCTAATTCCGCTTCATGCTCTTTGGCCTGCTTCTCAGCTAATTCCTTAGCTGACATGTTGGCTTCCGCCTTGCCGTCTTCTTTGGCCTTCTCTAGCATTTCAGGTAGCTTCTGCTTCTTAAAGTCTTCCAGCTGAGCACTGACGATACTTGCCAACTCGTCACGGGTGAATGTCTTGCCGGTATCATCCGGTTTGGTGTCATTCGCTGGCTTGGTATCATCTGGCTTGTCGTCAGGCTTAACTGGATCAACGGGCTTTTGTGGGTCAGCACCACCGGCACCGCCTTGGTTTGGGGCAAACAGTCTACTTGTTGCAAACAAATCTCTAATCATGAAAATTCCTCCTTTTACGTCCAATGGACGAATCACTTTACGTGCGATAACGAATCAATTGGTTCTTTTACGACTGCCAATCGAGAAAAAAGTCCATAAAAAAAGACACCACATACGGTGTCAGAAAGATAAGTTATAGAATCCGGTTACCTTACTTGCATCAACATCCGTTGCTGGTTCAATGTGACACCGACAGTTAGGATGTGAGTCTTCTGGTAATCTCGGACAATCATTGATCGGGTATGGTGACATATCCGCTAAGCCTTGGCAGTCATCACAACTACTCGGTTCATTGACCCAATTAACATACTTAACGTTGTTCATTTGCATCGTGGTCAAATCAACGTGATAGTTGACGCGTTGTGATTCGGTCACCAGAATGCGTCGAGCGTTGTACTTGGATTGTGCCAGCCTATCAGCGAGCGACTGATTAGGCTTGAACTGCTTCGGATTGTTATGCTGAGCCAGTAAAGTATCCATATCAGCCGGTTTAATACCGTGCCGTAAGTTCTTACTAACTAAGTCCTGCACATCGTGGGCTAGCTTGTCGCTATCCAGCCATAAATTGCTACTCCACTGCTCCTTGGTACTGTCCTGGTCAACTATACTTGTCAGCTTCTTAGCTGGCTTAGCTGGCATTTTAACGTGCCTTGCTTGATTAGGTATGGTTGCCTGAGCGTGCATGATTTCAGCCATGCCATCATGGTGTATTCGGCTCATGATGTGGTTTCGATAATGGTTGTGCAGTGCAACGATACCTAATCCAATCATGGCACCAATCATGCCGGTCTTGTTGAAGCCGGCCTGCACACTGTACATCTTGGCACGTTGCTTAGCTTCTTTCGGCCAGTCGCTCATATCCAGCTCTTTAATAGCCTGCTGCCATTGCTGCATATCCCATGAATTAACCCGTTGCTGAGTCTGGGATAACGACAGCCCATTCTCATCCGCATAATGCGTATAGAAGGCGTTTATATGTGTGCTGATGAACTGCAAGGTGTTGTGATATTCAGCGTCAAACGAAGCATCACTTTGACTGTCCTGATTGAGCAGGTCGTTGATCCGCTTCTGGGTCTTGGTCAGTGTTGCCATTGCCTACGCCCCCCTTGCTGTTGACCAGTATTATTGCCGTTTGGTTGATGTGCTTGTTCCTGATCAGTCAGCTGGTTCTGCATGAGACTGGCAGTCTGCTGCATATCTTGCTTGTGCTGGTCTTTCATGCGCTGCGTTTCCTGTTCCTGAGGTACGCCGGTAACGTTCTCGACCATACCTTGAATCGTCTGGTCACTAATCTTACCGGTATCAGATAACGTCTTGGCATTCGTGACCGTCTCGGAATCGTTCTTAGGTAAGTTTGGCGTGTACGTAATCTCAACGTTCTCCACCTCGTCCGCGTTAGTGATCACACGAATAAACGTCCAATAGGTTGCCATCAAACGTAGTCTGCGCATTAACCCACGGGTATACAGCGACTCTTGTGTGGCTCGTTCCTGATCACTGCCCCATAGTTTGTAGGTCATGGCAACACCCGATGCATTAGCGGCAAAGTTCTCGTCACTCACATCGGGTGTATTAGTGTCCTTATGAATATCAGCTAGCAAACGGTCAACGTATATTTTCCAATCAGTTGCATTTAGTTCCTTAGTCAGGTACTTAGCATCCGTTGGTACCACGGTTGTCCCGCCTGCTGGGTCATGGATGACTGACGCCTTTACGAACATGACACGTTGCTTCGGGTCAATCTTATTGACCTTGTACAATGGATTGCCATCCTGGTCTTACATCTTCTCGCCTTGCTCATTCAGCAAAGGCTGAGCGTTCTCTGGATCGTCGCCATTGTCGATATCACCTGAGATAACAAGAATAGCGTTGTTAAATTCTTCCTCAGAGTTAGCCATCTCAGATAGTGATTTGTCGTAAGCGTCGACCTCATCTAATTTCGGCTCCCATGAACCAATCCGCTCATCATTCAAGCGGTACTCGGTAACTGGCACTGAACCAAAGTAATGTGGCTCTTGACCGATCAGTGTGTACTCACCAGTTGGCGAATTACTGGACGTAAAGTGATAAACATTGCTGTCGGTGTACACGTCAACGTAGTAAGTGACCTGATCCATGAACTTGACCATGAAGTAACGCACGGCAAACAGTGAATGCATTTCAATTGTGGTGTCATACACAACGAAGCAGTTAGCTGGATCAATCGCCTTGATAGCTGGCTCGTTAGTTGACTCACGGATATACATCAGCTCGTATGCCCTGCCTGTGTTGTTCAAGTTCTTGGACATGATTTTCTCGTGATACGGCTCATCGTTCTTGCTGTTAAACAGGTCGATAGCTTGGATTAAATCATCACCGGTATCTTTGCCATCCGTGATATTGGAGTAACCAAACTTCAGTGGGTTGCCAAACTGATAGCCAACTCTGATGTTAGTAATGTACCGTGGCAAACCAGATTGAATCCGATTGTCTGCACGATCAGCCGGCTTGTGATTACGCCAATAGTGAATATCGTTGTCACCGGTGTAATAACGTTCTAGTGTCAATAATCGTGGCACTTGCATGGTGTAATGATCGTTAATGAACCAACTCAATAGAGGCTTAATCAATTCGGGATTGTTTTTCTTTGTCGCCCATTGGTCGGCTGGCATACGGTAATCTTGGTTACTGTCGAACTGAAACCGGGCACCGCCTAACATCCGCACTGAATTGGGTTGCGGATACGGCAAGCTCATGGCGTGGGCTTGCAGGTCTGCTGTTTCTGCCATTGATTAATCACCTCTTTCTATATCAAACCTAACCGCTTCAACGTGCCGACCTGCCGCTTACGTGATGGCCGGTTTTCTGTTGGAATGATGTACTGTTCGAATGCATACCGCAGTGCATCAATGAAGTGGTTGTTAGCATCGACTGGTTTGTTTAACCAGTTGCCATCTTTGTCTTGGTCATAGGCATACGTGTTAAATTCCTGTACTGCGTGCACACACTTCGGCAAGATATGTATCGTAAAGTCGTGCAGGAAGTTGATACCAAACTCAATTGAATCCTTGCCTTTGAAACTGCCGTGAATTCGCCTGATACCTTTAGCATGTAGCTCGGCAATCAGGCGAGGTTCAGCAGAATCAGCCGTGATATCTGAGTTCTGATAGCCGTGTTCCGTTAACCAGTGCAAGATATCATCCGTAGTCATGCCTTGTTGGTACAACTCGTTATATATATAGATATCTTTCGTCTTAAAGTTGACGGCCGCTTCAGCAAAAGCAGTTGGGTCATGGGTGAAGCCGAAGTCCATACCATGTACCACGGTGTCACAT